TTCAATGCAACTCAAGAAGAACAAAAGGTTGAGACAGAAGAACTCCGTGATGCTATGAAACAGGCTATTGCCTCATACGCACAAGCAATTCCAGCCCTTGCTAGCCAAGGACAGGACCCATCCGACATCTTACGCAAACTTTCTATGGTAATTAGTGAACGCCAAAAGGGAACTGCAATAGAGGCAGCAATTCAGAAGGCGTTTACCCCCGAAGTTCCCGCCCCTGGACCAAATGCCCCTGCGACAGTAAGTCCTCCAGGCATGCCAGGTGAGGCTGCTCCAGGTGGCGCGGAAAGTTTGCCTATGGGCTTGTCAGAAACAGGTCGTATGCAGGGTGTTGCCCCAGGGCAGATAGCACCAGGCGGTCGCCCAGATGTACAGTCTTTGCTCGCATCGCTTAACTCTAGAGGCGAGCCGTCTCTGCAATCATCAGTCGCTAGACGACTACCTATCTAGGGAAGGAGGGTAAACCAACATGGCATTTGGAAATCCAATGAAGCCAAAGAACCAACCTGGTAAGGCTAAGAAGCCTGCTAATCAGGGTTCCGCAGGTAAGGTAAATGTACAAGCACCACGCACAGGTGGCGTACCAAAGGCTGCAAAGCCAGGCGCAACAGTAACAATGTTCTCAAAGCAACCATCAGGTACACGCGGTACAAAGTAAGTTTCGCGCAGTTGCCACCGTACAGCAACTATAAATAACTGGCGAACCCTCCTGAGCAAGAGTAAAACTGCTCATCAAATTAACGCTCTTATAGCGAAGGATAAAAAATGGCAGAACCAGCAGCAAGCAATTTTACCGTATCCGCCAATGGCGGTGCAGGGTCAGCAGGACAACCAGCACAATACATGTCTGGTGGAGCCTATGGCGAAGGCAAAGAGAACATGGAACTACAAACAGCAGCCAAGATGAATAAGTCTGGCGTTAATGTTCCTATGGGTCGTAACGGTGGAGCAGCAATGCCTCAGGGTGAAGATATTATTCCGCTTGATGCCAAAACTCGTAGACCAAATGAACCAGTATCTACTGGCGCAGCACTTGGTGAAGGCGCTGGCAATGAAGCGCTGCAATCAACAATGATGCTGGCTGCTCAGAACAATGAAGATACTGCTAGATTGGCTGCTCTCCTTCCTATTTACCAGCAAATTGCAGAATCACCTACCGCATCTAATGCAACACGCAACTATGTGCGTTGGTTACAGTCACAAGTAACACAGGCTGGAACCCAGCAAGGATGACTTGGACTGATTCCTTAGGCAAGATGGCTAAAGGCATTGCCGACTTCACTGGTGTATCAGGACTTATGCACGATGTATCTACATCGCTTTCAAACAATGACCCATGGTATGTTGATGCGCTTAATGTGGTTAAAGATGTAGCACAAATTGGCACTACCCCAGTGCGTGGTGCCGTTAAAGGTTTATTTTATGTAGGAGAAAAATCCTACGAAGCAGGTGGTTTGGCTCGCCAAAAGATTGAACAAGGCATCCTTGATACCCCGTTTATGTATAACAAATACAAGAACGAAGGCGAATCATACGATGCTTACCGCCAACGAGTGGCTGAAAACAAAGACAAGATTTCTTTAGGTCAGGCTACCCTTTCTGTATTTAGCCCTGGAAAAAACTCAGGCGATAAGAACGGTTGGTTTGCTGATTGGACCGATAACAACCTACGGTTCATGTCATCAGGCTTTGATATATTCAACCCAGATGACCGTCAGGCTGCGTTTAAAGACCAGGCTTTAGGTAAGTTTGTTTCAGGTGCAGAAGATTTAGTTGCATCTACTTTCATTGACCCATTGTCTGTTACTGGTTTCTTAGGTAAAGGCGCAGTAATTGCAAGCAAAGGCTTACGCTACGAGAATATCAACGGTAAGTTGTCTCGCGCCGTCTTTGGTAAATTTGCTGCAAGCAATGCAACAATGACTAAAGACCTTGAACAAGGTCTTGAATACATTACTTCTGAAGGAGCAAAGGGTTCATCTCGTGCTGCTGAAGATATTAAATTTCTTGCAGATGCAGATGCAATAGGTCAGGCTGGATACTGGGCTAAAAAGAAAGTAACAAACCCTGATGCTATGGCATATCTTTTTGGTCGCGCTAATACACCAGAAGAAGTTGTAGCCACATTTAAAGCAGTGCTTGGTAACGATACTAAGGCTATGTCTGAGATTGCAACTAAAGACCCAGAGGCTGCTCTTGTTTTAGATGCATTGAGTCCACAGTCTCATGCACATCTTGAAATGCTTAACGGCAAACTTGATGGCGATATTCTTGTATCACCAACATACGCAGAGTCAATGACATCTTATGTCAAGAACCTTGCTGCCACTGATACCCGTTACCGCAACGCCCTTGACCAAGTTGCAACTGGTGGCACTGAGTTTCGTTATGGATTTGAAAAGGGTCTTTCTAAAGGCACCGCAATCAAGGCTGGAAAGAAAGAGGCTAGTCGCACATTTGGTGATGCCGAGACTTTCATTGTTCAAAAGACAAGCCTTCATCCAGCAATCAAAGTTCTTAATTATTTTAAAGAAGAACGCCCAAGTGGTATCTTCAATGTAAACGATGGTAACTCATACCGTGAATTTAATGTATTTCTTCGTGAAGCCAATGACCTTTCAAAAGGAACATTTGGTCAAGATGCTAAGATTTTTGCAGACTCATATCTTAATGCTGCAACAGAAGGTGAACGCTTAAGCGTTATTAAGCAAGCAGAAGCAAAGGCTATTGAGCGTTTGTTTCCTGGATATACCGATGAAGAACTTAAAAAGATTTATCAGATTTATGATGCTCGCCGTTCTACCGCTATTGAAAAGCACAACAATCAAGGATTCATTTCCTACTTTGATGGCGACCAATTACAGCATGCAGTAAGCCTTCCTGTCCTTCGCTCTGAATCTGCTAACACAGTTATTATTGCCGACCTTCGCAAACTAAAGTATGGCATTGATGCACATAGCAAAGTTCTTCCAAGTCTTTTATCAGGTATTGATGTTGAGGCTGGTGCGCTTCGTGGAGTTAAAGGTGCTGCTGTTCTTGATACAGTAAACGACATCTTTAAAACTTCTGTTCTTATGCGCCTTGGTTATACAGTTCGTAACCTTACGGAAGCACAACTATCTATGTTGGCTAAAGGTTTTGCTATGCCAGCAGTTGTTGCCTCAGGTGGCAAAGAAGCAGTAGGTCGTTTCCTTAACAACCGTAAAGTTGGGTTCTCACGCCTTTCTGACCATGTAAATGTTATGACTGGTCGGGTTGATGACATTAAGGTATTGCAATCTGAATTTGCTCACGAGGCAGATAAGTTGCGTTCTATTGACCAGTCACGCCAACAGTTGGCTAAGGCTGTGGCAGAGCGTATTGGTGAACTTGAAAAAGACCGTTTCAATGTAAGTAAAACTCTTACCGCTGGTGCTGGTCCACTTGAGCCAGCCGATGAAATTCGCACACTTAAAGGTGTCCTTGCTGATTTAGAATCTGTAACTTTATACCACGGGTCTACTGGACCTATGGCACTTGATTCAACTAAAGCACTTGCTACATCTGCATCACCTGGCGTTGCACGCCGTTATGCAGAGGGTGGAACAATTCACTCAACTGAGCAATACATACCAACCGCAACAGGTCGCCCTGGTCGTTTAGGTAAAGGTGCAACAACTGAGAAGCGTGCCAATGTTCTCAACGAGGCTACAATTCAACTTCAATCCGATATGATTGATGCAGTTAATGCTGGTCGTAAAGTTGAAATTAAAGATTCAACTGGTCGTTGGCGTGAAGTCAAAAAGATTGATTACAAGACTCTTGTGCTTACACTTGAAACTGACGAAGTTGAAACAGTTTTATTTAAAGATTGGTCTAATCGCCCAGTGTTCCGTGTGAACGCTACTGCGGGTAAAGTTGAGCCTTATCGTGTATATGGCAAGCCTTTGTATATGACTAAATGGAGTGAGATTCCTCTTGAAGTTCGTGAATCTTCTTTTCCAGGTGGACAAGCAGAGTGGCGCAACTGGATTAAAGGCAAAGGTTGGAGCAATCCAAATGACCCTGTGCTTGCTCACATGCGTGAAAATGGTTATGGTCGTGCTGTAGTTCTTGATGACCGTAAGGCTGGCGGAGTATCACACATTGCATTGCCTGAGGCTATTGGAACAGATGGTCGCACTGCAGAAGTTGACCGTTACCTCAAGGCTAAGATGGCAGAACCTCGCCCACTTGTTACAGAGGAACCTAAGTTTACAACTCGTGCTGACCGCCGTATGGCAAAGCGTGCTAATTTAAAGCGTGAGCGTTCAGGCAAAAATGATTTGGCTGTATCACCTTATTACACCAAAGATAATGTTCAAGCAATGATTAACAATGGCGTTGAAGATGCTGCTGAAAATCTTGCCCGTATGTATTCAACAGCACATGCTCATCTTGATGACATGGCTACTCGTATTGGTTCTCGTGTTGATATTGCTGAATCAAATGCTGTTAAACAACGCACTGGTTATGGCACAACAACGATTGATGCCAACGGTATCAAGTATGAATTACCTAAGGTATTTGAAAATGCCTCATGGTTCCTTGGTCGCACATCTGCAGAACAAACATGGAACGCCATGGTTGCTTCACAGGAGATGGCATTTACTACTGGCATAGGTTCACGCACAGTTCGTCTAGTGCAACCTAATGACCCACAGTATTTTCAAGGTTGGTCTAACATCCTTAACATGCATTTCCGCAACCCTGAGTCTGGACTAATGGACCCAGTAGTTGAGCAAATCCTAAAAGGTAAAAGTGATGAATCATTGCTTCGTTGGTTTAAGACACATGAAGGTAGCCTTTACGCTAACAATACTTACACCCGTGTAGGTGAAGGTTATGGCTTTACTAAAATTAAAGGCGGAGAACTTGACGAGCATTTGCTTGACAAGATTCAGACTACCCGTGGTGCTGTCCGTGCATATATCCCAGATGCTGAGACTGCTGACATGCTTATGACAATGAAGGCTAACGGCAAACCACTTACAGGTGGAGATGTTCAGAAGTTTCTTGTTGACCGCTTTGGCAAAAATCCAGAAGATTTGACACCTCTTAATGGTTTAATTGTTACTACTTCAAAAGAATACAAAGACCAAGAGCGCCTCATTGACACAATCAATCGCCGTGTTATGCGATTCCTTGGCTCAATGCCAGAAGATATTTTTGCTCGTCATCCACTGGTTAATGCAGTTTATGAAAAGCGTTTGCGTGACAACATTGCTGCTATGTCAGAATTTGCTGGCAAAGATGGTTTAACTGTTGATGAAACAAACCGTGCTGTTAAGGCTGCTCGTGAATTTGCTCGTCAAGAAGTAGAAAAGACACTTTTTACAATCGTGCGCCGAACAGGTGCATCATCTTCACAAACAATGAAGTTGTTGTTTCCGTTCTATGCAGCCTTTGAAAACACAGCCAAGCGTTGGTCAGGCATGATTGCCGAGGACCCAAGTATCATTGCTGCAGCAGGTCGCACAGTTGCACAAGTTGTTCATGGTCAGATGGTTGTAGATAAAGACGGTAACCAGATTACCGATGCTACAAAGATTGACCGCAATAGCAACCTTATTGTTAAAGTTCCACAAGGATTTATTAACTCATTACCTAAGTCATGGCAAGCGATTGTTGAAGATTCATTTAAAAATATCAACATCCCATTGTCATCACTTGATGTAGTTACCCAAGGTAATCCTGGCAACCCAGGCTTTGGTCCGTTTGCCGTGCTTCCAGCATATTTAGTTCTTAAACAACAACCTTCTTTAGAAGATGCCCTTAAAAGTTTCTTCCCAGCAGGTGCCCCACAAAATGCAATAGATTTGTTTACCCCATCTGCACTACGCCGATTGGGAACAGTGTGGCGTAAAGATGAACTTTATATTCGCACATTTAACCAGATGCTCAATTATGAAACATACCGATTCAATCAAGGTCAGCGCACAGATGCACCTACGCTTGATGAAGTTACTTCACGAACAAACAAGTTTTATTTCCTTCGTGCGTTAACTAGCATATCTGCACCATTTGCTATTACACCAACGCTAGATTTCTACCAACAGTCTTTCCGTCAGATGCAAGTTAAGTATGCAGACTACAAAGAACCAGACCCAAAAACTGGTGAGATGAAGCGTGTATTTGGCAAAGCAGAGGCAGAGTTCCTTCGCATGTATCCTGATTTCTTTGAAGCAACAGTTAGCCTTTCAAAGAACGAAGGCGGATTAGAAGCAAGCATTGGCACAGTTCAAAACCTTAAAAAGTTTAATACCCTTATGGGTCAGGCTACATCTAGCGGTGTTCCAGAACTTATGGGATTCCTTGCTGATGATGGCGATGGCAAATATACATTTAGTCAGGCTGCATACCAATGGCAATATAGCCATGGTTCAGCCCCAGGTGCGGGTTCTAACTATCGTAAGAGTCGCACCCCTGGAGAACTCCAGATTGAAGCAGATGTTAAAAAGGGTTGGACTCAGTATCAAAGCCTTATGAATCAAATCAATGCTTACAAGATTCAAAACGGTATTGAAACTGATACAGACCCACGCATGAATCAAGTTCAAGCAGCAAAAGCAGTATGGCTACAACAGATGGCTAAGGATAATCTTTCTTGGTATTCAGAGTATGCAGCCCCTGACCGTGCTAAGTATGCCCGCCGAACAGAAGTTTTAGAATCAGCACTTGCTGATAAAAAATGGATGGCACAAAATGGTGACCGCACAGTTGTAAAAAACATGGCACTTTATCTTGATGTTCGCAAACAAATGCAGGCTATACTTGATGAACGCTACAAAGCAGGTGGCTCACGCAGCATGACTGCTAATTCAAACTCAGACCTTGTTTGGGTGTTAGACAAATATAAGACACAGTTAATTGTCGGTTCGCCCGAGACTGAGAGTTTTCTCAATCGTTACTTTGCAAATGATACGGTGGTAATTTAATGACAGCCAAGCCAACAACTACAACAAGTAGTTCAAGCAAGAGCAACGCCAGCAACTCAACCGTTGACCTTAAGACTTTATTGGCAATGGCACCATCAGTTACTGGTGGAACTGCTGCCGTATACACAAAGCAAGAGGGCGACTCAACTGTTCAAAATGTATTTCAACAGTTACTAGGTCGTAACGCTGCGGGTAATGATTATGCCAAAGCATTGGCTATTGCCATGGGTCAATCACAAGACACCAGCACAACTGGTCGTTCACAGGCTGTAGCAAACTTTGTGCAGAACCTTCCAGAATATCAGGCTCGTGAAGATAACAAATACTTAGATGCCATGTATAACGCAGTGGCTGCCGATGTAAGAAAGGTTCGTCAATAATGGCTTCTAATGACAAAGACTTTCTTTCATGGATTAAGACACAATATCATAAACCAAATGAGCCAATTACAAATCTTGGCAAACTTTCTTTAAAATATATTGTTCCAAGCAGTGTTACTACTTGGGGCGAGTGGTATAAATATGCTGGTATTGATGTTCCAGTAAAGCCTAAAGAAGCGCCAAAAGAAAAGACTCAATACGAAAAAGACCTTGAGACTAAGGCTGCTGCATACCAAGGCAAGCAAGAGTATGACCGCCAACAAGACACTAATTCTGATTACAACAATGCTCGCGGTATGGCTTACTTAACTAAAATTCTTGAAAATGAAAAGCCTGGTTCTGATGCTTACAATAGAGCACTTGCTGCTCTTAAAGAAGTATCTGCTAAATCTGCTGCTAAATATGAAGAACAAAAATCTGCATCAGATGTTGAAGCAAATAAAAAGAAAGCATCTGACCGTCAAAAACTTGTTGATTCATTACAGCGTGCTAAAGATTATGGTTCACCTGACCAAATTAAGAAAGCACAAGATGCTCTTAATTCATACGATGGCAAAAATCCAGATGTTGTCAAGAGTGGTAGTGGAGCCGAACTTCGTTATGGACCTAATGGCGAAAGCCTAGTTCCTGGAACTGCTGCATATACTGCTGGTTCAACAGTGCGCCCTGGCACAACTACATCTCAAGGTGGAACTACGGGCGGAACTACTAGTGGCAACACTGGTGGAAAAATTGGCGGTAACACAGGTGGTAGCACTGGTGGAAATACACCACCTCCCGCATCTGGTCCTGGCTCAGACCCTAAAGGCATTTGGATTTCTGCACTTAAGCAGACATTTGCAACGGGCATTGATGACCCTAAGCAAAAGAAACAAATTGATGATTTAATTACTAAGGCTAAAACCGAAAAGTGGAACGAATCAACTTTCATGGAAGCCATGAAGAACACTGCTTGGTGGCAACAGACTTTTCCTACCCTTCGTCAATTCTTTATTGACTCACATGACCCACGCCAGGCTGCAACCTTTGCACAAACAATGCTTAACAAGATTGACACTATTCAAGCAAAGATGGATTTACTTGGTATTAAAGTAAATGACATTGACCCAGTAACTGGCAAGGTAGTTGACAATACAAAGATTATTCAAGGCATTGCTGCTCAGGCTATGCAAAATGGCTGGGATGATAACCAACTTTCACAGCACCTTGCTACTAAGTCAGAGATTATCTTTACTGGTGGCGGAACCCTTGGTTCCTATGTTGACCAGATTAAACGACAGGCTCTTAACTATGGTTTGTCATTAGATAAAAATGAATTAGATACTATCAACCATGATTTGCTTAATCCTACAGATGGCAAAGATGCACAGTGGTATCTTGGTAATATCAAGCAGCGTTCTATTGATGCTAACCCTGCCTTTGCTGCATCACTCAAAGAAGGTCGCACTCTTTACGATGTGACTGGTGCATACCGCAAGCAGATGGCTGACCTACTTGAGATTGACCCAACTAACATTACATGGAACGACCTCATGTCTAAGGTTATGAACAAAGACAAAGGTGTTGCATATACTTTTGCAGATTTTACCAAACAGGTCAAGCAAGACCCACTATGGCAACGCACAAAGAACGCAAAAGAAACCTACTCAAATACGGCGCTTGATTTGATGAAGCAGTTTGGATTCCTAGGATAATGCCAATAGATGATATTGACCCGTCAGACCGTAGACTTATGGCGCAAGCCAAGGCTGCTGCTGCAGCGCAGGCTGCTGCTGCTGCTGCACAGGCTGCAGAAACTGCAAGAGAATCTCGGGCTGCTCTTACAAGATTAACTTCTGGCGCTACGCTAACTAACGCAGAGCGAGCAATTCTCAACATGGCTCCAGTTGAAGGTGCAGTTCCAAACTTTACCCCAACAATAACAATGGGTGCTAACACAAGTGGTTTATTTGTTGGTCCTATTCCCGTAGGCACAACTCGCACAACTACTGGATATACAACAACCACAACTCCACCGCCTGCTGGAACATGGAAAAAGGCTGGAACCGTTCAAACTAAAAACGGTCCAGTAGATGTTGATGCTAGTGGTAAGGCTGCAGATGGCTCTATACCTATAGCAGATTCAGGTGCTGCACCTGCGGGTTCACCTGGTAAAGCATGGATTTGGAACGGCACTAATTGGACACAACCAGCAAAACCAAGCAGCGGTAATTACACTTGGGATAATAATGCTGGTTGGGTTCTTGCAAGTGCTGGACTTAGCCAAGCAGAAGTAGATGCACAAATTGCTGCAGCAGTAAGTGGCGCACTTAATCAATTTAAACTAGACCAAAAGGCTGCTAACCAGGCTAATGTTGGTACAGCCTTAGATGATTTCAGAGCAAGCCTTAAATTGGCTGGACTAGATTCTTTGGTTGATACTATTGATGGCATGATTCGTAACGACATGACTGCTGCACAAATTAAAATTAACTTAGTTGGAACACAAGCATACAAAGATAGATTTCCTGCAATGGATACATTAGCCAAGGCTGGTCGTGCAGTCAATGAGGCTACATACATTTCAATGGAGCGTGGGTATGAGCAAGTGCTTCGTGCCTATGGAGTAGATACAGCAACCTTTGGCACTCGTGCCCAGTTGGGTAAGTACATTGGAGCAGAAGTATCACCTGTTGAATTTGAACAGCGTGTACAGATTGCTAAGGATAGAGTTGATAAGAACTCAGATGTAACTGCAGCACTTCAAGACTACTATGGTGTATCAAAGGGTGGTGCTATTGCCTTCCTTCTTGACCCAGCCCTGGGTATGGATATTGTAAAGAAGGAAGCCCGCGCTGCTGAAATTGGCGCTGCTGCAGTTGCTGCAGGCTTTGGAGAATTCAAAGGACTTGCTAATAAAGGCGTGGCTGAATCATTTGTTAATGCTTCTGGCACACAAGACCTTGTATCACTTAAGGCAGAATTTGGTAAGGCTCGTAACCTGGCTAATGTACAAGGTAACTTGGCTGCCATTGAAGGCGACAAAACTTACAAAGACCTTAATGCTGTTACAGCAGTAATTGGTCAAGACACAGAAGAATTACTACGGTCACAACGCAGAGCAGCACGAGAAGCAGCACGCTTTAGTGGTAGTTCTGGACTATCGGCACAATCACTTCGTGCCAATCAAGTAGGAATATAAGAATCCTCACTCAGACCCACCAGCCCTGAGGAGTGTAAAAGACTGGTAGCAATAGCCAACTTGGTTTCCCCGAACCTTGTTTGTGGATTGCGAATACAACTAACAAAGGGAGATAGGTAGATGGCTACCAACTATGACGAAGATGACGATTTTGATTTTGAGGATGGACCTCAAGATGTCGTCAAGCAACTACGCAAGGTAAATCGCACACTTGAAAAGCGCCTCAAGGAACTTGAACAAGAAGCGAACCAAGCCAAAGCGCAGAATCGTCAGCGCACCGTAAAGGATGTACTGACTTCCAAGGGTGTTAACCCAAAAATCGCAGCGTTTATACCTCAGGACTTAGATGCCACCGAGGAAGCCGTAAACAACTGGCTCAACGAATATGGCGATGTATTTGGTCTTAAGACAGATGGCGAACAGGACAATGCTCCTGCCAATGTCAACCCAGCACTCGCAGCACAGAAGCGAATCAACGATGTTGTATCTAGTTCTCAGGCACCAGCCTTTGATGAAGATGTAGCAGCACGAATCGCCAACGCAAAGAGCGCGGAAGAACTCAGCGCCATCATGGGTGTGAATTCTTTTAACTAACACACAACTACCAATCACCAGGAGGTGAACTACATGGCATATACAGATTCCTCAGCCCTCGCAGGTCTGATTAAAACTGCTTATGACCGCTATGTTGAGTTCGCGCTTCGTGCTCAGCCACTGATTCGTTCAGTAGCAGACAAGCGCCCTGCTCAGCAAGCAATGCCAGGTTCAAGCGTTGTATTCTCACTTTACAATGACTTGGCACCAGCAACTTCTGCACTCTCATCAGAAACAACTGACCCAGATGCAGTAGCACTATCAGATGTAACCACTGTTTCAGTAACACTTGCTGAATACGGTAACGCATCACTCGTAACTCGTAAACTACAGTTGTTCTCACTCTCAGATGTTGACCCTGCAGTTGCAGACATCATCGCTTACAACATGGCAGACTCTATTGACAAGATTGCAATGGAATCACTCCGTGGTGGAACAAATGTTATCTACGGTGGAACTCGTACATCAACAGCAACAATCACAGCATCTGACACATTGACCGCTGCTAACATCCGTAAGGCTGTTGCTAAGTTGCGTTCAAACAAGGCTGTTCCTCGTGAAGGATCACTTTACTGGTGCGGTATC